AAGATAAACGTCTCGGTATTGTTGACAAATTTTACAAAAATCAAAAAAATCGTAAATTATGAAAAACTGGTCTAATTATTCTGCCCCAGTTGGTGAGGTCTTCACCAAGACCTCGGTGACTTATTGAAAAGGGCTTGGGAACATGACTATTTTACTTCTTGTTTGCCTACTACTCAGTTAGGGACTGAGGTTTCTCTCCCTTTAAGTGTTCAAAATGATATCCCTGTCGAGTTTTTTAAAACTGACGAACCTGGTAAGATTCGTCAAGCTGATGGCAGTTTAATGGGTGGCCCTGCTGATCTTCAAAGCGGTGCGTTGCCTGATTCTAATTTAACTGCTGGTGGTGCTGGTGCTGTTTATGATCCTGCCGGTACTTTGGTAGTTGATGTAAATGCTGGTGCTGCTTCTATTAATGATTTTCGTGAAGCTTGGTCTTTTCAGGTTTTTCTTGAGCGTTCTATTCGTGGTGGTGCCCGTTACTTTGAACAATTATTTTCTATTTGGGGACAGAAGTCGCCTGACTCTCGTCTACAGCGCCCTGAGTATATTGGCCGTGATGTTCAAACTATGACGATTGGAGAGGTTTTGGCTACTGCTCAATCAAACAATGATGGTGAGACTGCTGAAATTAATGTTGGTACTATGGCTGGTCATGGTGTTTCTGTTGGTGGTCGTGATGGTATTACTTACAAGTGTGAAGAACATGGATTTATTATTGGTCTTATGTCTATTATACCTGATACTGCTTATCAGAATGGTTTGCATAAGATGTTTTCTAAAGTTGATCGTCTGGATTATGCTGTACCTGATCTTGCACATATTGGCGAACAACCTGTTTTGTATCGTGAGATTATGGCTAATTTGAGCTCCTCTGCTCCGGTTGATCCTACTGATACTTTTGGTTACCTTCCACAATATTCCGATTATAGATATTTCCCTTCGCAAGTTGCGGGCGATTTTAGGGATACTCTTGCTTATTGGACGTTGGGTCGTATTTTTGATAATCCTGCTGCTCCTCCGCAACTGACTGAGGAATTCATAGAGTGCAACCCTCGGTTAGATATTTTCGCTGTACCTAATCCTGATATAGATCATGTCGTGGTTCAAGTTATTAACAAAATTACCGTCGATAGGAAATTGCCGCGTTTCTCTGTCCCTTCAAGTCTTTAACAATGTCTTGCGTATCACCTTTCTTTTCGTATCTAAATAACCGTTGGGTGCCGCATCAGTGCGGCCGGTGTCCTCCGTGCAAGAAAAGGCGTGTTGATGGTTGGGTCTTTCGTATGTTGCAAGAGCAACGAAATCATAAAAATGCTCACTTTATTACTTTGACTTATGATAATGAGCATTTGCCTATTTCTGACAATGGTTATCCTACTTTGGTAAAGAAGCACTTCCAGGATTATATGAAAAGGCTTCGGAAATTGTGTTACAATTCTGTTTTAAAATACTATGCGTGTGGTGAATATGGCGAAGAGCGATCCAGGCCACATTATCATGCTATTATCTTTGGAGTTGAAAATGATGAAATGTTTTTTAAAGCTTGGTCGCTTGCTTCTGTTAATTTTGGTACTGTCCATGTTGGTCAAGTCTCTGGTGATTCTATTGCTTATGTGACAGGTTATATTAATAAGCAACAAAAGCATAGTGTTCGACGTAATGATGATAGGGAAAAGGAATTTTCCCTAATGTCTAAGGGATTAGGCGCTAATTATATTACGCCTGAAGTTGTTAAGTATCATGCTGCCGACCTAAGTCGTAACTTTCTTACGAAAGATGGCGGTGTGCGTATTGCTTTACCTCGTTTTTATCGGGATCGTGTCTATACTGAGGATGAACGTGCCGAAATGTCCAAGTATGCTGAATTAGCTGTTGGAAAGTCCAATTCTGAACAATATGAGTACTATTTAAAAAAGTACGGTTCTGTTGATGGATATACGTTTGATATGTTTCAGGAAGATAAACGTCTCGGTATTGTTGACAAATTTTACAAAAATCAAAAAAATCGTAAATTATGAAAAACTGGTCTAATTATTCTGCCCCAGTTGGTGAGGTCTTCACCAAGACCTCGGTGACT